TTTCAGTCCCCGCAATTCGACTGCCCCAACGGTACGCAGTTCCGCGCCGCGGTCAACGACGGTTACACCAATTGGGACCTGGTTGACTGGTCCGGCGGGGGCAACCGTGAAGCCACAGCACCGGCCACATCAGAACTCTTGCGCCTCAATGCGCGGTGGAAACAGGAGACAGGCGGCACGCCGCCACCGTCTTCCCCGCCTACTGCGCCTGCGCCCGTTGCGAATACCAAGAACGATTGGGCCGATGAAGGGGAGAAAATGCCGTGGGAGAAATAACGCCGCATCCAGCCCTGGGAGTGAATACTAGAATGATTTTCGAGTGTATCTCACGGAGCAAGGGGGATCTATTCCTGAGCCTCGCTCAGGTACTCCCCCCTGACCTGGAGCTACGCGATGTGTGGACCATATTCGACGCTATGTGCGCTGACCTTTACGTTACTGCGGGCGTGCATGGAACTCCAATGGAGGATACCACCAATGGCGGATTACGAACCAGCATTCAACCGACTCCTGGAGCATGAGGGCGGGTATACCGTAGACCACGCGGGACCCACGAACTACGGTATCACCCTCCGCGTGCTTGACGTGGACATTGACGGGGACGGGGACATTGACGAAAGCGATATATCGGCACTGACACCTGCGGATGCAAAAGAGTTCTACCACAGGCATTGGTGGGCGAACTACGGCTACGGTTCCATCGAACACCAAGAGATTGCAACCAAGGTGCTTGACCTGAGCGTGAACATGGGACCGAAACAGGCCCATCGTCTGGTTCAACGTGCCTTGCGTGCGTGCGATTTCAACGTAATCGAGGATGGTTGTCTCGGTCCCAAGACCTTTGGCGCAATCAACCAGGCCAATCCCCATGAGCTTCTGGCGGCTATCCGGTCTGAGGCCGCAGGGTTCTACAGGTTGATTGCCGACAAACATCCGAACTACCGGCGCTACCTGACAGGATGGTTGAACCGTGCCTACGCATGACCCTATCAATCACCCGCGACACTACACTTCGCACCCAAGCGGTGTGGAGTGCATACAGGTCGTTGAACACTTCCCCTTCAACATTGGGGCGGCTATCAAATACCTCTGGCGAGCGGGTCTCAAGGGTGACGCTATCGAGGACCTACAGAAGGCCGAGTGGTATTGCCGCCGCGAACAGGAAAGGCGTCAGCATGAGCGAAGAAAAGTACCAGCCATATCCGAACCAAAAGCCGTGGATGCGCATCGTAAGCGCCATTGTCACCCTTGGAATCCCGTGGATTTGGAGAAAGGTGACTAAGAAATGAACCGTATCGTTCCATACGAGAAGGTGCGCGGTGCCATTGCCACGGGCGATTTAATCGCCTACAACGGGCGCGGCCCCTTGTCTACCCTGATTCGGTTGGTATCCGGCTACCCGACGCACGTTGCAATGGTTAGCCGGGTACTCGATACCAACGGCGATGACCGGGTACAGACCATCGAAAGCACCTCGATGAAGGTCAGCGGGGAACGTATCATCGGCGTGCAGAGGACCTATCTTTCCGAGCGGTTAGCGAACTACGAAGGCGATATATGGTGGTTGCCGCTGTGTACTCTAAGGGCGTGTCGCATTCTGCGCAACAAAGAGCGGTTCCAGGACCTGCTAGACGCCCGTGAAGGGGCACGCTATGACTTCCTGGGTGCATTGCGGGAAGGGTGGAGTAACATCTTCCCACGCCTGTTTCCGGTCCGTGAAGTAGATCGCCGGTTCTTCTGTTCGGCTCTGGTCACCTACATCTACACCAACATGGGCGTACTGCCAGAGCGGTTGAATTACCGGACAATAAGCCCGAAAGAGCTGTGTCAGTACCAGTTGTACAGTCGGGTCTACCAGCTTGCAGGTGTACCAAAATCCATTCCAGATTTCAACACCGTGGAGATATGACACATGGACAGACTAAAGCGGGACATGATTTTTGCACTTACAGCCGTGCTGGCGATTGGGTTCAGCGTGGGTTTCGAGGTTGGGTGCCGGACGACGCGGACCCATACCGACGGCACAACCGAGATGACCGAGATTGACCACGAGGCGTTAGCGGCATTCATCGGTCTGGCCCGTGACGTGCTGGAGTACAAGGGGGCACATGATTCCCTTGCCGAGGTGGCGTCTATTCAGCGCGACATGGAAGCCATAGTCGTGGATGGGCGCATTACTCAAGAAGAATTGGCGTTGCTCAGAGAACTGTACGAATCCACAAACAAGGTCCTGGAATCCGAAGGCGTAGTAATCCCGGAGAAGTAACTTGGACGGTCTCTTTGTACCGATAACCAATCCAATTACGTTTCGGTCACTCAGTGATACCAAGACGATACTGCACCTGGGCGACCTGCACTACGGGCATCCCGGCTTTTGTGCTACCCGGTGGGACCGTATCAAGGCGAAGTACCGTGGCAGAAAAGACTTGCTCTGCATCGGTATGGGGGATTATTGGGACTTCTCTCGATGGTCAGACCGTCAGTCTATTCGCCGGTCCGGTATTGGTTCATCGGCTCAGGATTGGATGGATGAAAAGGTCATGGATGATGTCAAAGCCGTGGCCGATGAACTGAGTCAATTCAAGTGGATTGGTCTTCTTGAAGGGAATCACGATTGGGACTTTCAGGACGGATCAACCGCAACGTCGCGTCTGGCTGACCTGCTCAGCACGCGATACTTGGGGACCTGCTGCTATATCTGTCATCAGATGGAATGCCAGGGGTCCAGAACCACGCTAACGCATGTCTGTCACCACGGCATCGGCGGCGGTGCGCGGACTATTGGCGCATCCATCAATTCCCTCGAACACTGGACGAAAGCGTTCAGAGCCACCATCTATGCGATGGGGCACGACCATTCGAGCTTTGTTCTGCCGTGTACATACACACCGCTATTTGGCCGCATCAATGCCAAGACACGTGAAGTAGACATTGTGGAGCATGAGTCGTGGTTTTTGCGGTCAGGGTCGATGTTACGGGGCTACGTTCCTAACGAGCGGAGCTACATTGCGACCAAGGCATTACCGGCCCGCAGGCTGGCATACCCCGAACTGCGCATCGGCATTCAGCGGATGAAGGAAGACGGGGTACGGCGGCTCAAGGCGACTATAGAGGGCATTAACCCGGCATCCTGAAAGGGGGTGATTCGATGATAGACCTGAGCGTACTTTTCACGTCTATTGCTGGCGTATTTGCCAGTCTGGTTGCGTGGATTACGGAGTTCTTTGCGGCGATGTTTTAGTTTCCCGCGTGTGTAGCGCGGGAGTCACGGGGCGGGAAGGATAACCCATCTCCTTACCACGAGGCCCCGCCCCGTGACCCAATACTTAGGAGGGAGTATGTCAATCATCGCGATAGATCCAGGAGCCAACGGAGGCTTCGCCATCGAGGACTGGGACGAAATCAAGGTGGTCAAAATGCCCGACACGTATCCCGGCATTCTCGATACGCTGCATAAGTTTAGCATGGACATGATTCGCCCATGTGTAGTCATCGAGGACGTGGGCTACCACGTGCAGGGCAACAACGCCAGCGCGTCCTGCAAATTCGCGAGACACGTCGGCCACCTCGAAATGGCGCTATACAGCGTCAACATGCCTGCGCAGCGCGTGAGGCCGGTAGACTGGCAGCGCATGTTCACGTTGCCGAAGGACAAAAGGGAACGCAAGCGCAAAATGAAGGAACTCATGGCAGCGCAGTATCCGTATCTCAAAGTGACGGCCTGGAACGCCGACGCGCTCGGGATACTGACGTGGGCCATGAAGGAGGGCGAGTGATGCTTGCGTGGCATTTTCTGCCAGAAGACAAACGGCTTGGTTACGGCGACGGACGGCTGGTAGAGGTGGGCGCAACCCTCGAATGCGAGGGCGAGCCTGAACTGTGTGGTAACGGCATGCACGGTAGCGCGAGATTGATCGACGCGGTGCATTACGCGAGAGGCCCTATCGTGTGTCGTGTGAAGATTGAGGGTGACGTGATCGAGAGTGAAGACAAACTGTGCGGCCGCCGCCGCACGGTGCTGTGGATGATGGACGCGACACGGATCCTGCACGAATTCGCTTGCGCGTGTGCGGAGGATGCGCTAGCGCTAGTCGAGCAGCCCGACGAACGCAGCGTGGCAGCAATCGAAGCGAAGCGCTCGTGGCTCAAGGGTGAAATCACGGACAAGAAGCTAGATTCTGCGTGGGCTGCTGCATGGGATGCTTCACAAAATGTTGCGTGGGTTGCTTCGGCTGCTGCGTCGGCTGCTGCGTGGGCTGCTTCGCGGTCTGCTGCGCGGGCTGCGTCGGCTGCTGCGCGGGATGCTGCGTGGGCTGCTGCGCGGGCTGCGTCGGCTGCTGCGCGGGATGCTGCACAGGATGCTGCGTGGGACAAGCAGAACAAACGACTCACAGCGATGGTAATGGAAGCGCATAAGAAGGAGGATGAGTAATGGATAAGCCATCGTTTCAACTTGGAGACACTGTGTACGTGGTGCAAGAATGCCGTAGCATGCCTGTCGAAAAGACGTGTCCAGTATGCTTTGGTAAGATGCGTGTGACAGTCATTCTCGGCAACGGAAAGCTGGAAGATATCCTGTGCGAATACTGCGGCAAGGGTTACGAAGGGCCGCGTGGCTATGTTGTCGATTACGAGCTGCATTCTGCCGTAAGGCAAGCGATCATCACTGGCGCGAGTTTCACGAATCACAAGTGGGAGTTCGCTTTGGATTACGGCCGTACGGGCACTGGAGAATCCGAACTTTATCGCGACGCGGAGTCTGCTGAGGCGGCGCGGGCAAAGCTGATGGAAGAAAGAAAGAAAGAAGAGGCCTGGATGATTGAGAATCAACTCAATTATAGCAAAACAAATCTGACGTGGCGCGTCGGATACCACAGAAAGCGTATCCGAGACTTGGAACGCGAAGTGGAGCACCACCGCAAGCAGTTGTGCGTTGCCGTTGAGAAGCAGGAGAAGCGCAAAGCGATGAAGGAGGGCGTGTGATGACCTACGACAAGGGCGGCTATCCGACTGACGATATGATAGAGATAACCCTCACATGGCCGTTGGAGCAGGGCGAAATTCTTACTCCAGTAAGCACACCAACTGAATATGACTATCGCGTGCGCCACGCGCAGGCGGCTAAAAACGCGCCATGAAGCGCACCACAGCAAGGCCTATTCAGTGCGAACTGCTCACAGAGCATGCACTTGAGGCCATGATTGTGCAGGCCGTCGATTTGCTTAAAGAGCACGAGCCACCGGATGGCTACTACGGCTGTTTCAGCGGTGGCAAGGATAGTTGCGTCATCAAGGAACTGGCCCGCCTCGCTGGCGTCAAGGCAACGTGGCATTACAACGTAACGACGGTAGATCCACCTGAGTTGATTTGGTTTATGAAAGAGCATCACAAGGACGTGGATTTCTTATACCCGAACATGCGCATGTTCGACGAAATCCCGAAGCGCGGCCTGCCAACGCGGCGCGTTCGCTGGTGCTGTGAGGTGTTCAAGGAGTCGCGCAGTCCTAAGGGCGCGACGTTGCTCATGGGCATTCGTGCTGAAGAATCGCCGCGTCGTGCTGCGATTTGGAGCGAGGTTGAGTATCACCGTCGTACCAAGTCTAACTGCGTACTTCCGATTTTCAAATGGACGATAGATCATGTGTGGGAGTTTATCCGCGTGCAGAAGCTCGCGTACTGCTCTCTATATGACGAGGGATTCAAGCGTCTCGGCTGCATTGGCTGTCCTATGGCCGGTGTTGCTGGACGAATCAAACAATTTTCACGCTGGCCGGGCATCGAGCAGCAATACAAGGACGCAACGCGGAAATTGTTTGAAACCAATAGTAATAAGTATGTTCAGCGATTTCCGTCTTGGGATTCGCTGTGGGAGTGGTGGCTAAGCGACGATCCCGCGCCTGCCGCGCCATGTGGCGAACTAAAGCTATTCGAGCCGGAGGCCGAGCCATGAAGCGCACGACGGCGTGGGACGTGTGGTGTCCGTACTGCCGCCGCTACTGGTACATGTGGCGGTGGACGGCGACGGGCAAGTCCAGCGAGTACGCGCCCGTGAGGGTGTGCCTGAAGTGCGGAGGTATCGTTGAGTAGTTACAGC